TGTTCTTAATGATGACGCAAAGGCTAGGGAAAATGGCAACAGAGGTAAAAGGACTAATAGAACTTAAGAAAGCACTTAAGGACTATGCCCCTCACCTTGCCGTGCAATTAGACGATCAAATTGGTTTAGCCCTTGGTGGCATTGTTAAAAGAGCGCAAGAACTTGTGCCAATTGATTCACCTTTAAGTAATTGGAGTTATAGAAAACGATCTGAAAAAAATGATCTAGGACAAAGAAAATTTCCTTTATACAATTATTCAAGAATTGTTAAAGGTATTAAATACAGTTCAACACCTCGCAAAGTTAACAGACGAGGATTTAAAGCGGTTTATTTTATTATTAATAAATCTGCCGAAGGTTCTATTTATGAAACTGCCGGCAGAAAAAATCCCAAAGGTCAACCTTGGGTTGGTAGAAAAGGTGACCCAAACGATCACACGGTTAGTCACTCAAATAATCCGCAAGCAGGTGCAGATTTTATACAAGCAATGGGTGAGATATATCAAGGCAACATTGAAAGTTCTACAAAGCGTGGGCGTTATATGAAAGGTCGTTTAATTTATCGCGCTTGGGCTGAGGACGGCGGCAAAGCAAACGCAGCTGTATTAAATGCAATTTACAACACCAATGAGCAATTTAAAAAGAAGCAATACAATATTTTGGGAGGTTCAAAATGAGTGTTGTAATTGATATTGCCGCCCAATTTACCGGTCAAAAAGCCTTTAGGTCTGCCGAAAACGCGGCTGATAAATTAGGCAGAACCGTTAAACATGCTTTAATTGGCGTAGGTGTTACGGCATTTGCCAAGTCCGCTATTAGCGCATTTTCACAACAACAAAAACAACTTGCAACATTTAGTCAAACTCTTAGCAATATAGGATTTAAGTTTGCCACACAAGATTCTTTAGAGTTTTTAAATACTTTAAAATTACAATACGGTGTTGCCGATAGTCTTTTGATTCCTGCTTATGAACAATTATTGACAACTACTCGCAGCCTTGCAGCAACTCAAAACCTAACTAATACCGCAATGAACATAGCCGCCCAACAAAACATTAGCGTTGCTGACGCGGCAGACGCTTTAAGCAAGGCTTACTTAGGCAACACAAAAGGGATTGCTGCATTAGGTTTAGGTATAAGCAAGGCAACATTGGCTTCAGGTGATTTTGCTTTAATATTAAAAGAGATTAACACAATTACAAAGGGTGCGGCTGCGGCAAGTGCTAATACATTTGCCGGTAAATTAAGTAGAATAAAAATTGCTGCCGATCAAGCAAAAGAATCTATTGGCGCAGGTTTAGTTGGTGCATTAATGGCATTAACTGACACAACAAACATTGAACAATTACAACAATCAATTATGAATTTTGGTGCAGAGGCTAAGGTTCAATTGGAAAGATTTGGCAAATTAATATCTGACAACATTGGGTTGCTCAAAGTTTTTGGTACTATTATGGTAATTTCTTTTGCTGTAACAAAGGTTGCAGTATTTGTTCGGGCAATTCAAGACTTAACCAAAGCGGTAACTATTCTTAAAAATGCTGCTATTGGTGCAGCCATAGCCGAAGCCTTTATGTTAAATCCAATTGCCGGTGCAACAATGGGATTGGCAATAGTAGCTGCTATCGGCGCAACAATTAAAGGCGTAGATATTCTTACCGATAAACTTGATAAGGCAAACGAAAAATCAAAAGGCATGTTGGGGTTTGCACCCGATTTGGTTAGAGCCGGTTATTGGCAAGATAAAGCAAAGGCAGATAGGGCGGCTGCAACTGCGGCTAAAGCTCAATTAAAGGCTACCCTTGCAGCAACTAAGGCAGCAAAAGAAAAAGCACTTGTAGACAAAAATAGTGTTTTGTTTAATAAAGATCAAATTGAAATTATGGCTGCGCTTCAACGCAATATTTCAGATGATGAAAAACTTAGACTTCAATTACAACTTGCCCTGCTTCAGGGTAACGGTACAGAAGCAGACCGCTTAGGTAAACAACTTGCAATTAGTCAGCTACAAACTACAAATCTTGCTATTTCAATTGCAAATATACCAATGGCTTTAAATCCGTTTAAGGGTTGGGGTTCTGAGATTGATAACCTACTTGCCAAGTTAATTGATATGTATAAATTATTACAAACTCCTTTTACTACTATTGCAGGAATTAACGCACCTTCAACTTCTGTTTTAGACCCAAATCATTTTGACGCTGCGGGTAGATATATTGGCACACCGTTTGGTCAAGCCGGTTCAAATGTAAGCACAAACATTGGTGCGCAAGGCGGTTACGATATGGCTATGAATTATGTTGGCACACCGTTTGGTCAAGCCGGTTCAAGCGTAGTTAATAATTACAACATTAGCGGTGCAACGCAAGGTTTAATTGATGAATTAAGAAACGGTTTGTTGGATTCAAGCGCGTCTGGTTCTTTTTCCCTATCTAACAGAGCAACTAGAGGCGATTAATGGCGTTACCGGCAACATTAACTGTTACTTTAGATTTTAGTACAGGCGCAACTTTTGGTAATCCATTTACTCTTGATGACCCGTTTTGGGGTTTATTAGATAGCGGAGTTTTAGCAGCTTCATCTACTCCGGCTTTAATTGCAGACTTAACAAGTGTTTCAAAAAATATTAAAATAACTAGAGGACGAAACTTAACACGCGACACTTATGAAGCGGGTAACGCTAGTGTAAAAATTTATGACCCTGACGGAAATTTTAACCCTCAATCAGTTACCTCACCTTACTATGGACAATTAACACCTTTAAGAAAGTTAAGAATTTCTGCAACATATTCAAGTACGGTTTATTATTTGTTTAGTGGTTATACAACTGATTATGTTTATTCTTACGATCGGGCAGAAAATATGTCCTATGTAACAATTAATGCAACAGACGCTTTTAGATTATTTAACCTTGCAGCCGTTACCACTATTGACGGACAAGCAGCCGGACAGGATACAGGTACTAGAATAGATAAAATTTTGGACACGGTAGATTTCCCTAGTTCAATGCGTTCAATTTCAACCGGTAACAGTCTTTGTCAAGCAGACCCCGCAACTTCAAGAACTTCATTGTCTGCTTTAAAAAACGCAGAGTTTTCTGAACAAGGGGCTTATTATGTTTCGCCTTCAGGAAGTGTTGTTTTTAAAAATAGGTCTGAGGTAATTAGTAGCGCGGGTAATAACCCTATTGCTTTTAATCAAAGCACAGGAATCCCATACAAAAATTTAAAATTTGCTTTTGATGATAAATTAATTGTAAATCAAGCAAACATTACAATTGTTGGGGGTACGGTTCAAACTTCTATTGACGCCGATAGTGTGGCTACCTATTTCCCCCACTCAATAACAAGTTCAGATTTGGTAGCACAAACAGACGCCGTGGCTGCAAACATAGCCGCCATTTATGTTGCAACCCGATCTACCACAACAATACGGATAGATGAAATGACGGTTGACTTGCTTGATTCAGATGTTCCAACCGCCACTTTATTAAATATGGATTATTTTACAAATGTTCTAATTAATAATATTCAACCCAATGGAACTACTATTGAAAAGAATTTACAGGTTCAAGGCATTATTTGGGAAATAACTCCCTCAACTTGGACAGGTACTTTTTTAACTTTAGAGCCGTTGGTTGACGGCTTTTTGTTAGATAATGCAACATATGGCTTGTTAAATGACGATATACTTACCTACTAGGGGGAAAAATGGCTAAACAAACTTTTACAGCAGCGCAGATTTTAACCGCTGCCCAAATGACTTCTTTGCAGCAAACTGCTATGGGCGGTGGGTCTGCAACCGCTAAGACTGCAAATTATGTTTTAGTTGCAGCGGACGCCGGTACTACCGTTGCCATGAACGCAGCGGGTTCAACAACTATTACAGTTAACACCGGACTCTTTGCAGCCGGTGACACAGTATTTATACAAAATCTAGGCAGCGGCTCAACAACAATTACAGCCGGTACAGCAACGGTAGCTACCGCAGGTAGTTTAATATTGCCTCAATATGACGCAGGTATATTATATTTTACTGCAACAGGTGTATCTATATTTTATGATTATATACAAGCAGGTGCAGTATCTCCACTAACTACTAAGGGCGATCTTTATACTTATAGTACAAGTGACGCAAGGCTAGCGGTTGGGACTAACAATTATGTTTTAACTGCTGATAGCGCAGAGGCAACAGGATTAAAATGGGCGGCGGCTGCCGCGGGTGGTAAAGTTTTACAGGTTGTTCAAGGCACTTACGCAACCGCGACAACAGTAGCAAGCACAAGTTTTACCGATACAGGTTTGACGGCTTCAATAACACCATCATCAGCAAGTAGTAAAGTTTTAATTATGTTTAGTCAATCTAGTGCATGGAGTAAATCAAATGACGCACAAGGCGCGACTGTAAAATTATTAAGAGGTGCTACTGTTGTATATAGTCAAGATGGTGATGGTGGTGGCTTCAATGGAGATTTTCTTGAAGCAGGAACTTTAAGCGCGCCAAAGGGTTTATCTCGTTATTTTTTTGCTCATGGCACTTATTTAGACAGTCCTTCAACAACTAGCTCAACAACCTACAAAACTCAAGGGCGTTGCGTAGATACGGCAAACTCTGGACAAGCAAGATTTCAACCTAATAACTGCACATCAACAATGATTTTAATGGAAATAGGTGCATAATGATAAACGATTATTTAGTAGAAGCAATTAAAAAATTAAAACCAAACGCTGAATTTTCATTTACTAATAATGACTACTCAACAATTAAATGGGATATATTAGAGGGTAAAGCACCCACACAAGCGCAAATTGATTCTGCAATTGAGCAGGTAAAGGCAGATGAAATTAACGAAGCCGAAACAAAAGCATTAGCCAAATCTGTTTTACTTGGCAAGTTAGGCATTACTGCGGACGAAGCAAAACTACTTTTAAGTTAATGAGTCCTTGGTTATCTAAAGCAGCTGAACAGTTAAGGAAACAAATTAATGATTCCTTTCCTAGTCGTTCGCGTAAATCTGACGGGTGGATTGCTGACTTGCGTCATCAGCAAGCAGGTAAGTCCGACCACATACCTGATGAGTCAGCCAAATTTGTCGTCCGCGCAATTGATGTTGACGCTAGCCTTTCAGACAACAAAGGGGATTCAGCATATTTGGCAGATCAGATTAGACAGTATGGCAAGAGTCACGGACGCCTATCTTATGTAATTCATTTAGGCAAAATTGCTTCACCTTTGCTTGGGTGGAAATGGAGAACCTATAAAGGTTTTTCACCTCATAATCACCATATCCATATTAGTTTTAAGAAAGATCAAGATAACAATTCAGAGTTTTTTGATATACCCCTACTAGGAGGCAAAATATGAATAAGAAAGCACTAGCTGTAATAGAGTCATATGGACGCAGCGCATTTGTTTGCCTTGCAACTGTTTATGTAACCAATCCCGAAGGCACATTGCAAGATATTTGGAAAGCCTTTTTAATTGCTTTTGCAGCCCCATTATTACGCGCCATTAATCCTAATGACGCAAGTTTTGGCATAGGCAGTAAAGAGTAATGACAGCCCTTGAGTGGGCTGGTTTCGCTGCCGGAATTACCACAACATTAATTGGACTGCTCGCCGGATTTCGCTGGCTAGTAAGAGGTTGGTTAAATGAACTTTTACCCAATGGTGGAAAAAGTTTAAAAGACCAAGTGACACGACTTGAGGCAAGACTAGATGAACTCTTTATTGTCATAACTAAGAGGTAAGATAGGCACATGGCAAGCACTCGCAAGCGTAAAAAGATTAACCGCCGCGTAGTTCGTAAATCACCCGAGCCATTAACTAGGTTAGATCAGCATTACATTGCATTACATGAGTGCTACAAGGCTGCAAAAAAAGCAGGATTTTCAAATGAAGTTGCTTGGTTTCTAGTTCAAGAACCTGCAACCATGCCGGAGTGGATTACTGAAGCGGGTGGAATAATTCCCCGTATAGACCCAACCGAGGACGAGGACAACGAATAATTAAGCGAGTCGCTTTTATAAGCGATTTACAAGCACCGTTCTTTTGTGAAAAGAGCGTGTCAGTAGTAGGTAAATTTTTAGATAAATGGAAACCTCACCAAACTATTCAAGTTGGTGATGAAATAGACCTTCCTCAGCTTGGTGGATTTAATGAAGGTACAATTGATGAAATGGTTGGAAACCTAGATGATGACCGAAAGACAACCCAAGAGGTACTTCAGTATCTTGGTGTTACAGACATACTAGGCAGTAATCATGGAATCAGACTCTACCGATCAATCAAAAAAAGACTCCCAAGTTTTCTTAACTTACCCGAATTGCAGTATGAGCGTTTTTTGGGATATGACAAACTCGGTATCAAGTTTCACCCATACGGACTTGACTGGGCTTACGGTTGGACGGCAGTTCATGGGGACGCTTTCCCTCTTAGCCAAGTACCTTCACAAACAGC